AACATACTCATTCAAGGCGCACGACAAGGCATCATTCCTGCAAGAACAGTTGCGGCAAGGGATTGGTACAGGTCTGCGGCTGGCAAATTAATGTCAAACATAAGTCCATCAGTCTTTGAGAAAAGAACCGATGAGGCAAGAAAAGTTTCGTCAATGGAATTTGGATACATGTATGCATTCAAATACGATCCAAAAACAAAAAATGATTTGCCATACTACGATACCTTTCCATTAATCTTTCCAGTTAGAATGGACTCTGATGGATTTTTAGGAATTAACTTTCACTATTTACCTCCAGTGCTACGTGCTAAATTAATGAATGCATTATATTCTACATTGACAAACAAAAAATATGATGACACAACAAAAGTTAAAATTTCATATTCTATTCTACAATCCGCATCTAAGTACAGATACTTTAAACCGATGCTAAAGAAATATCTAAGAAGTCAAGTTCGTTCACAATTCTTAGAAGTGCAAGTAAACGAATGGGATATTGCTATTTTTCTACCAACAGAGTCTTTCAGAAAAGCAGACACAGGACGTGTTTGGGAAGAGTCACGCAAAAAGATAGGAAGAACATAATATGGCAACATACAACCTTTCCGGTACCGCATCTGGATATGCAATATCGAATTTACGTTCTAAATTAGGTGCTATTGCTAGACCAAACAATTTTTTAGTGTCTTTACAAACCCCAAGTTTTACTCAAGGCGGTAGTGTCAGAGCAGATAAGCCAAATCAATCTACCATCGCACAAACTTTCGAATTTAGATGCGAAAGAGCCGAATTGCCAGGAAGAACAGTTGCGACCTCAGAAGACATAGGGTCTGGTCCAACAATTAAACTTGGCTACGATATAACGTACAATGACATTCAATTGTCTATAATATGTGCTACTGATATGAAAGAGCGAAAGTTCTTTGAGAAGTGGATGGACTATATCATAAAACCTTGGGGTTCACCAGATGCTGGAACAGTTGCATATTACAGCGACTATGCGCTAGGCAATACGCTTTTTGTGTCTCAACTTGACGATACTGGAAAAACAATTTTAACATATCAATGTACAGATGTTTATCCAATTGCACTTACTCCTATGAATGCAACTTGGGAAGAAACTAACACCTATCAACGATTTGGCGTTACACTTGCATATAGGCATCACACGTTTTCATAATCATTTTTTAATATAACTACCGGAGAAATACTATGGCTTTACCAAAAATTAATAACCCAATATTTGAATTGACTTTACCATCAACAGGTGCAAGTATCAAATACAGACCATTCTTAGTGAAAGAACAAAAAATTCTTTTACTTGCTATGGAATCACAGGATCAAAAATCAGTATTGACAGCAATTAAACAAATTGTCAATAACTGTGCTATTGATGAAATCGACACAAGCAAAATTCCAACATTCGACTTAGAATATTTCTTTATGAGATTGAGAGCAAAGTCAATTGGAGAAACAATTGATTTGAAATTGCGTCATCCAACTGGATACAATTCTGACGTTCAAGAGTGTGACGGCATTACTGATGGAAAATTAAACTTGTTGGAAATTGAAGTTATCAAAACAGAAAATCACACAGATAAAATTCTTCTTGATGAAGAGACTGGCATTGGTATTAAATTAAAATATCCTAACGTCAATATGGCGATAGATGCTGGTTCAAATATTGAAGACAAGCATCAAATGGATCTTGCGACAGATGCAATCATCAACAGCATTGAGTACATCTTTGATAAAGAAAATGTATTCAAGAAAGAAGATTACACAAAGAAAGAGTTGTTAGAGTTCATTGAAAACTTGAATCAAGATCAATACTTGAAACTGACAAAGTTCTTTGAGTTGATGCCTAAGTTGAAACACAAAGTAGAGTGGAAGTGTCAGAAATGCGGATGTAGAGATGAGATTACTATGGAAGGTCTGCAAAGTTTTTTCGGCTTCTGATAGGAGGTGAAAGCCTAGCTACCTACTATCAAACAAACTTTTCTCTAATGCAACATCATAAATATGACTTGGAAACGTTAGAGAATATGATACCCTTTGAACGTGAATTGTATATAATGTTATTATCTCAACATATTGAGAGTGTAAATGAACAGCAAAAATTACAAGCACAACAAAGAGGACGAAGATAAATGGCTACGCAAAAAGAATACGAAAAACTGAGTGATAGCGACAAGAAAAAAGAAGATTGGATGAACGCCAAATGGCGCCCAATGATGGGTTGGATTTACATGATAACTTGTGTGACCGACTTCATCCTCTTTCCTATTCTCTGGTCTATATTACAAGCGTCACTAAAACAACCAGTGACTGCTTGGCAACCAATTACACTACAAGGTGCAGGATTGTTTCATTTGTCTATGGGTGCTATTATTGGTATTGCCGCATTTGGTCGTACACAAGAAAAACTAGCAGGAGCAAACAATGGCGGAATGCAACCCGTTGGACAAAGCGTCACAACAACATATGGTTCGCCTTCAGCGGGCGGATTCGGAGCATCAAGTAGCTTTGGTAGCAGTCCAAGCCTTGGAGCATCAACGTCTAGCTTTGGTGCATCATCAAAACCCGCAACAGGAAAATCAGCACGATTTGCAGAAGCCGATCCAGACTCTGTATTCGACAGAGGATAATTAATATATGGCAACAATAGGATACGCAAGCGCACTCGGTAGCATCGCAAAAGATGCAATTAGTGGTGCGGGTAAAGGATTCGTTGGCGGGCTAAAAGGCGCAATGATGAGTGAGGCTCCAGGTATTACTGGTGCTTACGCATTTGGAAAAGAATTAAAAAATCGTGCTAATGCGCCAAGAGTAACAGCTGGTGGAAAATCTTCTCCTACTAGTTCATCATCTCCTGCAATGGGTGGTTTCGGTGCAAGCGTTGCAATGGTTGCTAGTCAATCACAAGGTAACGTTATTAGTCTTGAACAAGTCAGACAACTAAAACAATTAAATAAAAATGTTGTTAATCAGTCTAAACTTCTTTTAGCCCAAATCAACGAAACAAAAAGAAAAGATTTGTTTGCAGAAGAGATTGCAAATGAACAAACATTACGTGACGAAAAACTTTTAAATGCTGTTGAAAGACTTGGTGGTGGTAGAGGTGGTAGAGGCGGTGCTGGAGGTGGTGGCGGTGATGATGATGGAAGTTTCATCGGCGGGGTTGCGGGTGGATTTGTTTTAAGAAAACTCATAGTTGGTGTAGTTCGTGCATTAGCAATGACGCCACAAGGCCGTATTGCAACTGCCGCCGTCTTAGGTGGTATGGCAGTCAATAGCGCAATGGCTGATACTAAACCAGCGCCCACGCCCGCACAAACTAAATCTGACTATGATAATTTAGTTAAACGTCAAGCGGCACTTCAAGCCGCAGCCGAAAAAGAATATAAGCGATCAGCAACAGGCGCTGGCCAGTCATCCAAATATCAACAGATACAGGCTGAAAAAAGAAAAGTAGACGAACAGATAAAGATGATGAAGCCGAGTGTCGCAAATAAAGACGGCACAGCAAAAGTAGTTACCGAAAGTAATTATCTTGATAATTTAGCAAGAGCAGAATCGAGTAATGATCCTAATGCTAGAAATCCTCTGCCCGGTCAAACTGCATCTGGACTATATCAATTCACAAAAGGCACATGGAGTGGCACAGTTGAAAAGATGGCTGCCAGAGGGTTGATATCAAGAGCCGATTATGCAGATGAGAAAAATAGATTTGATCCAGCTAAAGCAAAAAAAGTTGCAGAATTCTTTACAGAACAAAACGCATTAGGATTAAGAAAAAGTCTAGGGCGTGATCCTACGCAAGCCGATCTTTACATGGCCCACTTTTTAGGCTTGGGCGCAACCGACAGCGGCGCAATTAGATTCTTACAAGCGTATCAACAAAACCCTGATGCATTAGCAATTAGTTTTGTTGGTCCAGAACAAGCAAAAGCCAATCAATCAATATTCTACACAAAAGATGTTCCTCCTAGACCTCGCACGTTAGCTGAAGTCTATGCAATTATGTCTAATAAAATTGGTGGTGGACCAGTAGCATCAACGGGAAATAAAAATACAGTACCTAGTACAGGCAATACACCTGTTGTGCCTAACGCACCAAGCGTTGGCGCATTTAAAAAGGAATTTAAAGTCGCAGGCTATCGTGCAGGAAATCAATTAGATGCCGGCGGTGTGTCTCCTGTTGAAGACTTCTATAAAGGACTTGCATCAACGCCAGAAGGTGCGGCATTAGTCGCAGTCGCATCTAAGTCTAGAAGCCTTAGTGTTGGTGGTGGCGGAACCCAAATTAAAGACGATAAGCCAGTATCCGTTCACGACAAAAAAGCATTTGAACAAAATGCAAAGATTGCAAAAGCACAAGGTATCAATCCAACGAGTGGTGCTCTTTTAAAAAGTGCGGCTGGTTCTTACGGAAATGCACTTAACACACAAGCGTTCAAGCCGTTATTTCGTTCGAACAGCGACATTATTTCACAAGTAAACAAAACGTTTTTACAGCAGTTTAGAAGCACTGCAACAGCCGCATTCACACAAGCAATAACAAAAGGTTTATTCCCTAAAGGTTTTGGTGTATCATTCAGCCAAGCTAGCCAAGACGATATGTATCGTGGTCAGCAACTACAAAAGATTTTCGGTACAGACAAAATAATTACTGATGCAACAACTAAACTTTTAGGCAAACAGTATGGACCAATGTTTGCACCTTTGTTTAGTAATCTTGCACAAGGATATCTAGAAGTTGGTTCTAGAATGGCTGGAAAAGCAATTTTCCAAGGCATAGGTGGTTTAGACGCAATAGAAACCCAAGGCATCACAGGACAAGTTCTTGGAAACCTTGCCGCAGGAAATAAAAAGTTAGCGTTTGAGCAATTACTATTCGGTGCATCTGGCGGTGCAAAGAGTGGTGTTGCGTTGGGTGCAGAGACTCTTTTCGCTAAGTACGGCTTTGCTAATCCAGCAGAAGGCATCTCATACTTTGCAAGTGCATTAGGCGAAAGAGCGACACAACCATTTGCAAAATTAATGGGCGCAGACGATAGAAGTAAATCTATAATATTTGATCCTAGAACAAAACAACATGTGTATGCTGACACAGGTGAACGTGCTAGTCAAGCGGATATTAATGCCGCAGGCATGGGCTACGGAGGTCGTATAAGTCAAACTCCGATGTTTGGTCCTGGTATGAATAATTATGGTATGGGATTTGATCCGTATGGAACAACTGCCGGCGTAAACGGAACATTTAGATATAATGCTGGTGGTTCTCAGTTTCAACAAATTTTACAATCAAAACCAGGTACTGGACCTAGCAGATCGCAATATTTTGGATTAACAGATCAACAGCAAGCCGCAGGTGGTGCTAAGTTAATTGCTGAACAAAATACAATGCTTAGAGCGCAAGGTGAAGTACAAAATAAACAATTAGAACAACAGGCTAAGTTAGCAGAAGAAGCCGCAAAGCGTGAATTTGATATTGCAAGTAAACAAGCCAGCAGTCAAGCTGAAGCTGATGCGGCTCAAGCGGCATACGATAAAGCATTGAATGAAGCTAAGACTAGTACAGATAGAGTAGATACTGATAGAGTCATTGCAAAGTTGGATCAAGTTGGTGGTAAACCTTCTGGTGGTGGAACAGAAGTTAGAGACAAAGATGGTAATCTTGTTGTTAGAAGACCGGGTCAATTATTCGGACAAAGTTATGATAAAGATGGAAAGGCAATTAATGATCCGATGAAAGAAATCGGAAACTTTGCATTTGATATGGGTAAAATTGCGTTGGGTAATAATTTGACTAAAGGCATTAAGAATCCATACATGCAGATGGTTGCAAACTTTGCAATTCAAAAAGGATTGAATTACGGTGTCGAGGCATTATTTGGTAAAGGTGGTTTAGATTTCGGAAGTATCTTAGATAAAGCTGGCGGCAGTCTAATGGATTTTTTTGGTTTTGGTAGCAGTGCGGCATCTAGTTCTATTATAGATTCGGCCGCAACTACCCTTTTTGATGGAGTATCGGCAGATATTCTACCTGATGTATTCAGTTTCTTGGCCGCTGATGGCGGTTATATTTCAGGTCCAGGAACAGGAAGATCAGACTCTATACCTGCTAGGTTGTCTAATGGTGAATTTGTTGTCAATGCGGCAGCTACTGAAATATATCGTCCTTTGTTAGATTCGATAAATGCTAAAAAATATGCAGACGGAACAACAAGTACGCCAGGATCATCAAAAGCACTATCTACTGCACTAGGAACAGATAAGCAATTAAGTGCGCTAGGCGATCAAACAGATTTACTCACAAGCATTGATGGTTCCCTCAGAGTAATTTCAGGACAAGGAACATCATCTGGTACTGGACTCGCATTCGATACTGGATTAGGTGGTGCTTTTGGTGGTGGCGGTGGAAGTATTAGTAGTGGTAGTGCTATGGTAGTGAATGGAGTGTCTAGATCAGGTAGCGTCCGAGGTCGAGCGACACAAAAACCATCAACGATGGATTATGTAGAAGCAATTGGCGGCAGTATGCTGAAGAGTTTTGCAATCAACAAAGCAATTGGTGCTGTGTCTACATCACTATTTGGTGCTACGCCTATGGCTCTTGCTGGAAACTTTATTAGTGGCGCACAACTTGGAATGGCAGGTTTCACACCTGCTACCTTTGTGG